TGATTTCTGTTTGATCTGATCCACAACTGAGTCATTTGATGGATTAAACGTTGTGCGAACGCGCTGTTCGCCGATTGAATTTGTTTGTGACATTTATTTATTGATTTGATTTACTTGATTACTTTGAGTGGTGGTTAGCGGTCAGGCTGTGACAAGCCCCAGTTTATTTCAAACGGGATTGCTCGAATGATTTTCATTGCTGGTTCACTTTGCATTAATCTCTGAAATAGCCCGCCTTTATGAAGATTTTCCTTTATCCAAAAAACTGACTTTGATCCCGGCCTATCGTCCTTACAACTTCCTGCTATTGCAATAACAGTAAATCCACCGCCTTGAAAAAATGTAGTTTCCCCTTTTGGTAAGTTGTTTGTTAGATTTTCAGGATGGAAAGGCAAATCGTCAAATTTCTGCCAGTTTTTTGCATTCCGTTTTCGGTCAACGTCCATCTGTAATGACCATGATCTGTTGTATTTGTTCCGAAGTATTCCATTCTCTATTTTTATTTTAGAAGCCCGAACCGATTTACTTGATTAAAATATACCTTGATTGACACCCGATACGGTGCAATGAATCCAATGGAAGGAGCGTGGTGTCACTTGCTCCGTCTGAGGTGATCTCGATTACTTGGTGAGGCTGGTGAATCGCCGACTCTCTTCCGAGGATAAACGATCCGGCAATGAGCGCAATGATCATTATGAGTGTAAAAACTGTGTGGATTTTTTTCATGTTTATCTGATTTTGTTTGACTGTTTGATAAATTCGTAAGAAACTTTTACCCCGTTTGAAAGGGTGTAGTTTTCTTCAAGAAGCGAAGTTCTATAAGTTTTAAATCAACAGCCGTGGCGGCTTCTCGCTCGGTTTTGTAGTTCTTTTTTAAAAATGTCACGCCGCCGTGTTTAAAACAGGCGCGAAAAGGAAATTCTTGCCTCCATCTAATATCCCCCGCGCTCCCCCTGTTAGACGAAACAACGCTAACCCCATAATACTTGCTTGTTTTAACCGAATTAGCCATTTATTTTATTTCTTCCGACAAATGTAACACATACCTATTCTCATGTCAAGATATTTCTGATAAATTTAATTACATTTTAATACTTGACAAATTAAAATGTTGTTGTATATTTGCCGTCAGGATTAGGCCACTTCTTGTGGCGCTTACGGTTTCATTGTTTTTTAAAGTTGTTTAAAAAGAAAGCACTAAGCCCCTAACGAGGGGCTTTTTGTTTTTATGAAAAAAAGTTAGAAAAATACTTGACAAATTAAAAAGTTGCCGTATCTTTGCCACGAACATTCAACGGAATGGGTTTCAAGTATTGAGTCGTACACTTATTGATGTGAGGTAGCATGAATAAGTGGAGGAGAGTTAAAAGACTTCTCCGAAACGATAAAAGCAATTAAGCCAGCGACTACCTCCGCTGGCTTTTTTGTTGCCCAAAATTTTGCTTCCATTGAGCACTTTGGACTTGGTTGAAAGGCGGCAAATAAAGTAGGCTTAAACAATAACCCGCCACGTAGGGCGGGTGAGGTCGGTTGGATAACGGCAGCGATATAGCCACATAACCTGAGACTGTTGGATTGACGAACTCAGGCGGGAAGACAAGCGTCAAACCCGAAGTCAGAGCGAGGTAGCTAACGCTTAACGAGTGGATGCAAATTTCATGTGCTACATACATGAATGTGATGACTCCGAAGTCTCAGTTTATACTGAAGTCCATACGGAACGATTCACAGTCCCGACTTGGGTAACACCGAGGATGGGAGGACTGTGAATCAAACCGAGAACTCGTTTACCTGAATTCCTACCTTTCCGTTATAATTTAGAACTTACAAGTTAATAATTATAGTAATAGCGAAAAAAAGCATCTAAGCCCCGATATAAAACACAATGAAAAATAATGTCATTTACATAAAACTCCCCTTAAAAGGCGTTGACGCAAGCTTTTTCTTTTAACCAAAAAGCCCCTGCTGAATCGTTATCCGTGCAGGGGCTTCACCTTAATTAAAACCAAATCACTATGACTTCTTATTTGTAAGTGTTTGAGCAAACCACATAAGTTTATCAAAGGTTTGGATACCTTTTTCATTTGCTCTGTGGTATGCTTGTAAATCCATTTCAGTTCTGATTTTCATTTCATCGACTGTTTTCCGTTCGTTTAATTGCCCGCGAAGATCGCCATTTTGCCTTAGAGTATCGCTAACGGAGTTCTCCATTTTGTCGACTTGATCTCTAAGGTCTGCGTTTTCGGTTTGGATTTCGCGGATTTTCTCGAATAGATTTTGGATTTGCGATTCCATACCGTTTCTATCGTCAAGCCATTTGTCTCTTACTTCTGGACTCATTTCTTCGAGAAACGACCACTTCATTGACAGTCGCGGTCTGATTTGTTTTTTGCTGAATAAGTTCATTTTTTATCCTCCCTGTTTCTTTTAAGTATTTCTACAAATGTTTTAAAATCTTCTTGATTTGTTATTCTGTATTCATTGTGTGCGCCGAAATACACAGCATTTTCAAAAGGATAGTAAACAAAATATTCTTTGTCAATTATCATATCCCAATCTTCTGGGTCGTTTTTATCAACGGTTGTTGCCCCGATTAATAGCAAGAAGTCTTTAGTTATACTCATTGTGGTTTTTCTTTTGTTAATGCGTTTACGTTAAATTCTTGAGACCTTAAAAATGATCCGTCATGAAACCAAGAGCAAATAAAATAATTTGTTATTCTCTGCGACGTTATTGTCATTTGTTGTTTAAACCCCTTAAGGTAAACTACGTCTCCTATTTCAAAATATGTATCACTCATGGCCTTACTTCATTTTGATGTTTAGCACCTGTTTTGTCGGGTTTGCATAGCCGGATTTGGCGAACTTCTGTTCTTTGGTGTGGTCGTAGCAAAGCGAAAAAAAGCGAAGCGAAGCCGTATAACTGATGGGGTTCCATAATTTATCCATTGCAGCCATGTGAGTTTTAACAGCTTTCACATCATTTAAGGCTTCGCTCTGTTGTAGCGGCTCCCCATTCTTACTAACGGATTTTACAATGTACTTTGCATTTGGGTTTTTTTTAGACGGCTTTGCGTCGTGGATTTGAATACTTGGTGTTTTCATGTTATTTGATTTTTAATGGTTTTACGATACGATACTTTTGTTCTCAGGGGTTGGCGCGAACTGTAAAGAGATAAGTTTTTAAGTTCTTTCGGCTTGCCGTGACCTCTATTTATTTTTATTTCCTCGAACATCAGTGCTTTACATTCTGAGTTTATGTTCATGTTGTCACACGCGCATCCGCCGATTGACTTGACTTCGGTAGAGCAAGGGCAATGACTTGGCGTTCTTTCCATGAGAACAAATGTAATGAAAACAATTAAAAAAGTCAATATTTTCTTGACTTTTTAATTTACTTTTAATACATTTGCGGTATGAATCAAATAGTGATAATCACTCTTTGTTGGCAGAGGCGCGGGATACTCAAGGCGTTTTTGGATAATCACTACTCGCTCGTTCCGCGACCTACGATAGTGATCGCCGGAAGCCCAGACGACAACTGTGAGGACTTAGTGAAGATGTATGACAACTGCATCTACATTAAAAGACCAAACATTCCTATGGGTAAAAAGGCAAACGACGCTTGTGAGGTAGCGAGAAACCTTGGGACTCACTACATGATGACGGGTAGCGATGATTTAATGAGCCAAAAGATGTGGGACTACTACGTGAATTACAAAGGAGATCATTTAGGATTAAGAGACTTGTACTTTTATGACGTGCGTGTAGATAAGATGATCCATTGGGAAGGGTATAGATACGGCACGGTTAAGTACAATATGCCGATAGGCGCGGGGAAGATGGTTTCAGAGGCGTTAATGGATGCTGTTAATTTTCGTCCATACAAAGACGAGACAAAGTACCCTCGTGAACACGACACCCATAAGTCATTTTTATCATTAAACATTCCGCTACCTGTAATGACAATGGATGAGATGGGTGGAGCTTGTGTTGATTTAAAAAATTCGGACTCAATAACAAGGTTTCAGTTATGGCCTAATTCAAAGTTCGTAGATAACTCAGAACTAATAACCCGCGCCCCTGAACTTTGGCCGCTAATAGAAAAGTGCAGACAATGAATTTAACAAACCTTCAAACGCTCCTGTCAATAGACAGGATATGTAATCTTATCAAATATTCAACCCTAACAAACGGGATAGATGGGTATATTGTTTCATTTGGAGTTTATAAGGGCGGTTCGGTAGAGTTGCTTGCGAAGTTCAACCCACAGAGAGACATTATAGGCATAGATAGCTTTCAAGGATTGCCCGAAGCCACCGACGCAGACCTTCATGTTAAGGGTGATTTTGACGGAGTGGACTCATCGGCAATGACGGGATACTTTAGAATTATGCACCCAAATGTTAAGCTACTTAAAGGGTTTTCGCCTGATGTGTTTAAATTCTTTGACTCGAACGTTCGGTTTAGTTTTGTAGAGATAGATGTAGATATGTACAGTTCCGTGAAAGACGGGTTGGACTTTTTCTTCCCTCGTATGTCAAAGGGTGGAATAATTTTGATTGACGACTACAAACAGGGATCGACGCCGGGGTGTGAAAAGGCGGTTCATGAATTCATGAGCGAAAAGACCTGTGAATATCATGGTGAATTAGAGTATTACAAGGGAGTGAGTCATAAACAATATTTGATAGTAAAATGATAGGTGTAATAATTTGCACATACAACAGACCTGAGTATTTGAGAGAGTGTCTTGCCTCAATAGATCGGGCGCGAAAACCAAGTGACACGAAGATTGTCATAATTGATGACTGCTCGACTAATCCTGAGACAATAGAGATTCTTGCAAATTCCGGTCATTTTGTGATATACAAGCCAGTAAGACGCGGGATAAAACATTCCTTGCTTATGGGGTTTGATCAATTCTTTGATAAAGGATTTGATGTGGTTATGAACTTTGACTCAGACGCGGTAATATCCAACGATTGTATTGAGGAGGCTGTCAGGCTAAAAGAGTCTTATCCGTCAAATATTGTATCGTGTTTTCATAGCACTACAAAAAACGCTAATGGATCAGACAGGCATCAGGTAGTTGCTGAGGGGGAGGATTGCTTCTTAAAAAGAAGCGTTGGCGGGATCAACTTTGTTTTAGATAAAGGATTGTACGAAAGGTATGTAAAACCCGTTTTAAAGACCGATAAGGGCAATTGGGACGCTATGGCCTGTGGATTGTCTTTAGATGACAACAGAGCGATTGTAACGCCAAAAGAAAGCAGAATTGAGCATATTGGCCATATTTCTTCTATGGGGCATACTACCCATGAGTTGCCGGACACGGGAGATGGGTTTAAGAAAGTGTTTTTACCAAACGTTACATTGATTGGAGCGGACTGTGTTGACTTTGATAAATTTAAGTTTGCCGCAGATGAGTGTGAAAAGGATATTAGGTTTGGAGCGGTAAAATTATTGACTCATTTTGAGACGGACGACCCAAGGGCGGTTAAGATACCTCAATTGAAAAGCAAGGGGGAATACTCTAAGTTTATTTTGAAAGAACTTTCGAGATATGTTGAAACAGATTACCTTTTAATATTTCAATCTGACGGGTTTGTGAAAAACGCTGAGGCGTGGAATGACGAATGGTTTAATTACGACGTTATCGGTGCGCCGTGGATGTTTAGGGATCACAACATGGTTGGCAACGGAGGGTTTAGTCTAAGGTCAAAAAGGCTTCATGACATACTAACAAGCGACGAAAGCATTGTTCCTTCTAATGATCACCTTATTAAAAACTTCGAGGAAGATCATAACATAGGCTACATTTACAGGGCTTATCTTGAAAGGGTGTATGACATAAGGTTTGCGCCTGTTGTGCTTGCTTCTCGGTTTTCAATTGAGGCTTATGGTCAAAAATATCCAAACAACGTGTATGACGGTCAGTTTGGATTTCATGGTAAAAGCTGCGTAACTAAAGATAAAAAACACTTATGCCAATAGAAGTAATAGAATTTAAGGGAGATTTATATCCTAAATATCAGTCAGAGGGCTTTGCGGCAAGGTTCGCCTTTCCGTTTGCTAAAGAGTTCTGCAAGGGAACCGGATATGACATCGGGTGTAATAGGCTTGAATGGAAACTGCCAGACGCGATAGGCATAGACCCGTTACTTGACCCTGATCATGACGCGATGAATCTGCCCGTTGGTGAAGTTGACTACATATTCAGCAGCCATTGTTTAGAACATCTCCCAAGGTGGGATGATGCTTTAGAGCATTGGGTTTCTCGCTTAAAATCTGGCGGCGTTTTATTTCTTTATTTACCTCACTACTATCAGCGTTATTGGAGGGTAGGCAATAATAGAAAACACATTCACAACCTCAAAGGGGATGAGATTCAAGATTTCTTGCTTGGCATCGGCTGTATAAATGTTATGGCTACTGGAGCTGACCTCAATCATTCGTTTTACGTAATAGCAGAGAAGCTATGAAAGAGTATAAACCAATCGTATTGATACTGCAAAGTTTTGGAATTGGCGACGTTATTTTCTGCCAAAACATTGCCCGATTCTTTATGTTTCAGGGAAGGGAGATATTGTGGCCTGTAAACGACAGTATGTACGAAGGATTAAGACGGGCGTATCCTGACATAAACTTTTGCAGAAAGTCTAAGGTTGACCCGTACTACTTTGGAATAAAGGAGATGATCACCATTGACGGCTACGAGATATGCCCGATCAGGTGGAGCGATACGGTTATGGAGAAACAGTACAAAGACGTTATGTGGACAAAACACGCAATGTATGGCCTTCCTTGGTCGAACTGGAAAGAACACGCGATGTGGAAGCGCGACCAAAAGAAGGAAGCGGAATTAATGAATATCGTTGGGGCTGATAAAGCTGAACCCTTTACGTTTGTTAACTGTAATTTTGGAGGTGACGGAAGGAGAAAGGCCGACATAGCTATTCCTCAAGGAAAGGTTATTGAGATGAGGTTCATAGAAGGATTTAGTTTGTTTGATTGGGCGGCGGTTATGCTTGCGGCGACGGAGATTCATTCTGTATCCACATCACTGCTTTATATGTTTGAGCTTTTACCGATAACGAACCCCATTCACTTGTATGTGAGAAAACCGATAGAAAAGGATTTCTCCTACGTTGACTATTTGTTTACCAAACCATATATACTTCATGCCTGATATTAGAGTATATAAATCCGCGATAGAAGTTCTTGAACTATCCTTAAAACTTCACCACAGGATAGACAAGATTGTCAATACGTTTAACGTGAGAGACAAGTACGTTACAAAGTCCGGTGAAAAGGTTTTGAGGGCAATAGCAACAATAAGTTTTGATGATGTTAGACGGGTTCGGGATATGATCTTAAAGAAAGAGCAGATGCACATGGATAATCCCGATCTGCCAAGAGATATTGTAAAAGGGGCGTATAAGCGAAGGATAATGCAGTCAATCGCTGTTTACAACCTGTATCACGAGAGGGTGGATAAAGAAATTTATTTAAAATCTTTTGATTATGCGATGGTTTTTCCGGGTGTTGAAAGGGTTGAGCCTGATGAGGAAAAACGGGAATACATTATTAAGAGATTGGTCAATAGAGACCGTACGATACCTTACAAATACGTTGATCTTTGTAAGCAATATATAGAAGTTTTAAAATTCAAAAAAAGTAAACATGAAAGAATCTACATTGAGAAACTCGCACGCGGTAGAGCAGCTAAAAGACGCGCTGCAAAAAAGGCAGAAATTTTACGACGAATTGAAGAACGCCCAAGCGACTATGTCCGTCGTCGAGGGCGACCTAAACTTTATTCGCAACCAAAGGTTACAGGCTTTTAACTACGCTTCCCAAATCAGAAGCCAAGGCGCTACCGCTGCCTCTGTGATTAATGATGCTCAAGCGATTTTTGAGTTTTTAATTACCGACGGCGTGTATGAAGCTAAGGAAAAATCAAATCTTATTGGATGATTTATTCAAAAGAAGAATTCGAGTCTTTAGTGCCGCTTCACGATGTTATCGTGGAGATTGAAAAAGTCTTTCGTGACGAAGTTGGCGGCCTAAAGATCATCGACAATGGTAACGCGAGGGTTCAGTTTGCTACCCACAAGGGTAAGGTTGTAAAGGAACCGATCAATAAGGAGTTCAAAGCCGAGACTTCGGGTATGATGCGTTTTGGTACGACATACGATATAAAGATAGGCGATACTGTTTATTTTGGATTTGACGTTATCAATATCACTAAAGATGTCACCTCACCAAAGTATATTGAAGTAAAGGATGAAGTCAAGGAGTATATTGCTATGGATTACAGGGAGTTGATATTGAGGGAAAGGGATGGAGACATGGTTGGGTTAAATGGCTTTTGCGCTGGATACCACCCTAAGAAAGAAGGATTGTTTTCATCTATTATTTATCTCCCGCAAGAGAATTATGAGAAAGAAGTTGTGGACGCGGTATCGGGCAGAATGAAGGAGTTTGACAGAAGTAACTTAGACAAGGAGAGGCTTGTTGTTGTTGCTGCACCTGTATCTTATCCTGAGTGGGGTTATAACGAGCTGATCCATGTAACTGAGGTGAATGTTGGTGATATAGTCATGTTTCCGCCTAACAGTTTTGCGGTTCCTTTATCAAATAAACTTGTGGATGGGTATGAACTATTCGCTGTAAACACCCGTGAAATATGTGCCTACGACGCAAAAGATTGATTTAATACAAGCGGAGTCCTATATCCTTCCGTGGTTTGTTCTTCGGGTGTAGGATTCCGTATTGCGTCGAGCGCCCATCCGGTAGCGGCACATAAGTCATGATCTGTTAGCGATGCTGGATCGGGAATTTTCATCCAAGCGTCAAGGACTTGTGGAAGTTTTACCCTGTTGGCGTTACGATCAAAAAACTCATCCATGTTAGCAAACATCCTTTGTTTAGAAATCGTGTTTGCTTCTTGCCCTTGTACATCTTTGATTTCCCCTTTGTTGCCAAGTCCAGCCATCACATAACCGTCGTATTTCCATTCTTGGATTTGCTCAAGCACGGCGATTTCGTTTCGTTCGTAGTTGATATGACAACCGAATAGAATAGCAGCCTTGACTACTTCTTCTGAGAATAAGGACTTATTTTTAGGTCTGGCGTTATAAACAGCAACAAAATCTTCACTAATTTGATCCATTCCTTTTTTACCCGCGTCTAAAACTTCGTCGTATGGATAGTAAATAGCTATTGCTCCTTTGGATTTCTTCGATGATCCTGTTGTGTTTTTATCGTTATATCTAAATGGGTCAACTCCCATGAATAATCTATTGGATACAGACAGGGCGGGTTTCCATACGTCGGCATAGTGGTCGAATGTTTTTTTGTTCATCCATTGGTTTTGCCAACGTTCCAAAAATGCGGTAGAAAATATCCATTTCCCGTCTTTATCTGCGATGAGCTCTACGTATCCAAACTTTACATCATCTACCCATTCGAGTCTGTATGTATCGTATGTTTTTCCGTATTTTTCAAATGCTAATTTTGAGTATTGCTCGCGCATTTCCATGATGTTCATTCCTGAGTCACCAGTAGAAGGCGTCCACGCTTCACTCCACGTCCAAGGCATCTCCCTTATTTCATTGATGTAGGCAGTTATATTTTCATCACGAAGGTATCCGTCTCGAATATTTTTAAGGTGTGTTTTAGCTCCTTTGGTAATTATTTCTCCATCTTGACCGACGATTGGTATTGGAGGGTCGTCTATTACAGACATCCCGTGTTTATCTATAAACCCCTGCATACCGTCATAGGCTGGAAAGAACAGGTTCCATAATCCTGACACGGTTGTTCCGTTGTTTGTGAGCGATCTAAAGTGACTCATATCACATAGTCTCTTATATGCTTGTCCTCCGCCTCCGCTCATTTCACCAACGGTAGAACCGAGCATAGCAAAACCAACAAGTCTTTGACCGAACTCAAGTGTTCTTCTCGCTACATTCGACCACCACACTTCTATATCTGAAAACTTGCCTGTATCGGTCATTTTACCGCACTCATCACGATATATTACCCCTGCTCTTGTACCGTCTATCTTTCTAAAAGCCGAACTAAATGGCTTAATGGTTGATCCAAGAGACTGAGGTATTTCGCCGCTGGTTTCCAGCATTTGAAGCCTTGTGGGGTATGTGAAATTATATTCGTTGGCTGGTTTTACCTGTTTGTCGTTATCATGGAATGGAACGAACCAGAACGGCATCCTATAAACCATCTCCACGATGATTTTCCTAAACACCTTATCAACTGAGTCGTCTTCTGTTAGAGCCTGAATCCAAGCGTTCATTTGCGGGCGCTCCGTAATTATGCAGTACAGAATACAGCAAATGAAAACCGTGTACCCTTCGCGTCGTGTTTTTGGTTGAGTGATACCATGAACCGTCCTTCTTTTTGCGGGGATTTCTTGGTAATATTTATCAAGATAAGCCCTGCCGCCGTTTTTCCTTAGATCATCGACAAATGCTTGCGCCGCCCTTGGTTCATTGAAAGGTTTTATACCTTCCTTTCCTTCGTGCATATACGAAACCCAATAGTTATATCTTTCTTTGTCGTATGAATATGCGTATTTGTAGAATATAGCCATTCTACGCTGCTTGTCCCTGTAATACGGTCTATCCTTGTTTTCTCCTGAGTTTGACAGTTTGCAATAATTAAGAAAGTAGTAGTGCCATCCTGTAACGTATGTAGGTTTCCCGTTATTGAAGAACCAGTATCCGTTTAATTTTCTGAATATTTCTCTTTGAATGAAGAGTTCTGCTTCTTTGTACTCATCTCTATTTTCTCTGATTTCATCATAGAGCATTTCGTGTTTAATATCCTTTGGCAGAATACCCTTTTTTCTTGCTACCGTAGAGTATATTTTTTCAAGTGACTCAGGTATCTCCACATATCTGAAATACTGCTCAGATTTTGGCAGCCCATATCCATCTATTAGGGTTATAGCTTCATCATAAGAAACTTCTCTTTCAAGGTGTTTAGAAAAAAACTCTTCTAATTTAGGCAGCGGTATTTCGTAACGATCTAACACATCGTCGTTGTCGTGAAATACGGCAACATCATCGTGTTTTTCGTATGTGTAATCAGAGTCCTGTTCTTGAAAGATCATACGGTAATTTGTTTGTTTCAGCCCATACGCGGATGTAGTTTTCGGGCATGATATTGAATGAATCACTCATAAGCGAGAACGATACTATTTCTTCAAGAATTTTTGATCTTTCTCCGGCCATAAAATCGTTCATGGATTTTGTGATTTCGTGTCTAAGTTTTGATACCGCTTCTGTTTTTCTCACCTCGTCAAGCGGATCGACGACATTTCCTTCCCCCTTAGTGTTTAGTTTGTTTACCTCTGCAATAAGGTTGAAGTAACGTTCTTGGGATTGCACAAGATAAATCCAGTCTTGATTAGCTTGTATTCTGAGAAACGTCACCCATCTGTGCGCTATACCTATATGACTAAGCATTGCAAGTTGTTCGATTTCTTTGGTGACTTGATCTTGTTTGGTAATTCCGAGAAACTCTAAAACTTTGGTTTTTCTTGTTGGCAGGTCAGACGTTCTTTCTTTAACAAACGGGGAAGACGGGGTATATGTTAGGATCAAGAACCTTAAGACAAAATCAGGATCGAGACCTTTGGGAAGGTCTTTTTTCATGAATATTTCTCTAAACAACCCAAGATCAGGGTATCTATCAACACACAGTTGATCTTTTTGTATAAGGTGAATATCGTATTTACATGAAACAAAATCCTTTGCGTTCATTAAAAAAAGTTTGTATGTTTGCTGCAAATTTAATCAAATTTTAATCTCATGATACCTGCGGACTTTTATGTATTCGTAGAAACAAAGCCCAAAAGCGATATTTTTTTGCTTGAGCAAGGAGATATTTTAGGTGTTGTAACGCGGGTAGGTAAGCGGTGTCATGAGCAAGAAGTTTTGATAAAAAAGCCGGAGGGGCTTGAGTTTGGAAGGTTGAATGAGGGTGATCAGATTTCTTTTAGGAATGAGTCTATTTATTGGACTTTTCAGAAAGATGGAAAACCCGTAAACTGTTTATCAATTAAGGACGTAAAATGCTGCTACCACCAATAACGGGCATAAATATCTTTCCATCGGACGACGAGCCGAGATCAAAGAAGAAGACTAAGGAATACGGTCAACAGGTGGCTATCAGCATATACTCCTGTCTTTTACAATCGTCAACTCTTTTTGGTGCTGTTGATTACACGGCGTTTTCAAGGTTTAGGGCTTATGCGGCAGGTCGTCAGGATATGACGGCACTTCGTTCATGGTATGTTGGCGCAATAGGCAGTGGTACGCTTGCTAATCCAGCGGCCATCCCGCCAAGGATAGACGTTAATGGTGTTGACACTTTTAATCCTCTTGCAAGAGGTGGTGGAGACCTTGTGCGCGGTGCGCGGACGTTTTCTCCGATGGATTACACGCCCGTGAACCCAATGCCTACATTTCTTAATACTATTGAATCAATAGTTATTAACGAATCAAGATACAAGGTAGAGTGTAATTCTGTTAATCCGGCGCATACGGCTGAAAGGGAGAGTATGGCTTGGGCGCAATATTACAGATCAACGTTCGGTAGACCTCTTGCCAATGAACTTGGAATAGATTTAAGCGTTAATTATTTTGAGCCAAAGACGGAGCCACAACTTCAATTGATGTTGAAAAACGGGTTTTTCCGTATGCTCTTTGAGTCGGGGTTTGAAGATGTTGTTAAACAGACTTTCAATATTTCTCTTTTTGACCAATGGAACATCCAAGTAGTTAGAGACCTCTGTACCCTTGGATTTGCGGCGGGTAAGAAATATTGCGACTATGACACGGGCGCTACCAAGATAAAATATATTGACCCCGCGAGATTTGTTGTTCAATGGAGTGATGAAAGACAGGGTAGGAATCCAAGTTTTGTAGGGCATTTATCTACAATGCAAATGTTTGCTGTAAAGAAGATGATGCAGCAAATGGGGTATAGTCACGAGGAGATCGTGAAGGTGGCGAGGTCTAACTACGAGAACAAGTCGCAATCCTTAAACTGGCCGTCAAACGTTTGGTATGAGAAAGACCCTATGACCAATAGGTGGAAGTGGGAGCAGCTTGAAGTCGACGTATTAGAGTTTGATTACGTTACACAAAATGAATTGCGCTATGCGCGTGACGAGGAAGGTAAGTTAAGTCTTCTTGAGGAGGCCAATAGAAAGTATGACTCTAAGCACGTAAAAACAACTGTTTATGAGGGCGTGTATATTCTTGGCACTCAGTTCCTATGCAAATGGGATGAAGCGCCTAATAGTGATGGCACAACGTCGTATTTCTATGTTCAGGTTCCGGGGGCTTCAATTGTAGAAAGAAGTATCGGTACTTTGGACGACATCATGAAGGCTGTTGTTAAGATGAGGGGTGAGATGTGGGCGGCAGCTCCTTCTGGATTTTACGCAGACCTTTCGGCTATCGCCAACCTTGCTATGAATCCGGCAGATCAGCAAGAGTTTGTTCAGCAGCTTGTGGCGGCATATCGTCAAAGCGGGGTGCTGTTTGGTCAGACTCAGTTTAAGAACGGTCGCGCAATAGTTGACAAGCCTATTATTCCTATTGACAACGGGCCAAAGAATATTGAGCAGTACGCCAATCAGATAGTTATGTTGCAGAATCAGATTTTGCAGCTTACGGGTATTCCACAAATATTGACCGCTACTCCACACCAAGGCGAAGAAAAAGCTGTTGGCATTGGGGAGATAGAACTTATCAGTGCTAACCACGCGCTTTGGCCTATTAAAAAGGCTTTTCAAGAATACGTAGAAAAGGCTTCTGTTGTTTCGCTCAATCAGATCAGGCTTGATATATGGCTTGATGATAAAGGGTCGAGAAAGTATTACGAGGGGGTTACTGGTTCTGAGAAGATGAACGCTATGCTTGAGGTTAAGAAACTCAGCATGGAAGAACTTGCGTTTACATTAAAACCACTTCCTACAACAATTCAGAAGCAGCAACTCAAAATGATGCTTACTGAAACAGCACGGGCGGGGACTCGTGACGGCCTTGTTAAACTCACCGAGTCTGATCTTATGTATTGTTACAGGCTTATTGACAGCGACCAAACAGAACTTGCTGAGATGTATGCTGCTATGGTTATTGATGAGAGATTGAAGGAATACAACGAGCGTCAATCGGCGGCTATACAGCAGCAAGCCAAAGCGAACTCTGACGCCACTGTTGCTGCGGAAACTTCAAAACAAGAAACGTTGAAGTTGAAAATCCAACTTGAGACCATGCAAAAAGAAAGATTGTTACTTCTTGACAAACAGACTCCAAGTATTGAGATTCAGCAGAAAGGAGAGATGGAGATGGCTCAAATACAGGCCGAAATTGCAGGAGAGGCTATAACAGGAAAAGATATTAAGAATCCAATAAGTTAAACTAAAATTATATAGATGAGCGACAATAAAATAGAATTCAACGGAGAAACGCATGAAATTCCTATGGGATTAATGGCCCGCGTAGGAGGCGACATTACGCTTGAGGAGGCAAGGAGTCAGTACACCGAAACTTTAAAAAGTTTGATGGGCGGTAATGATGAGCCACCCGCAAATAGTGAACAGCCATCCAATCAACCAAATACAGATGCACCTCCAGCAAACGGCGAACCACCCGTTACCCCACCGTCAACTGACGCATGGTTTAAAAAATTCCTTGAGGTAGATACCGAGGAGGACGCAGCAAAAACCCTTGAAGAATTGAAGGGGTATAAAAAAACGGTAGATACCATTAAGGCTAAAGAATCTTTTTGGAATCAGGTAGAGAATCCGTTTGCTGAGGAAAGAGACGTGAAGATTAATCAGTTCAAGAAATTAACAGGCATTACAGGCAGAAGGGGCGAGGAGCTTGCGGACGCTATTGTTTTGTCCGATCTTGAAGATATAAAGAAAGACCCGCTCAAGGCTATTGCTGTGGCGCGGGCAACAGACAACCCTAACAGGTTGAAGGACTTTAGTTTAGATGATCTTGTAGGAAAAGTTAAGAGAGAGGCGGAAAAGGCGGGGGTGAACTTTGAGGACGAGAACTATAAAGAGTCTCCTGAGTGGAAAGATTTCGTAATGGATTCAATGGATTCGGTAGAAAAGATTGAAAAATATCGAGAAAAATTTGGAAATTACCAAAATCCTTTTGAAAATTTGCAGAAGACACGCGAAGCCGCTGTCAAAAGTTTAGAGGCAAAATTACCGGAGATTAAGTCCGAGATAAGCAATCTTGGTCTAACGCAGGTAACTCGCAAAATCGGTGATGTAGAAGTTTCTTTGGATGCCCCAAAGGACATTTTGAAGTCAATACCCGAAGTAACCCTCAAAGACTTTGCGGCATCTCATGATCTGAAAACCAAGGAGGGCAAAGAGGCTTTCCGTGCTGACGTAGAGGCTTACGTATTGGTGAAAATGCTTGAGACCGGAGAACTCGAAAAGAGTGTTTGGAGCAAAGCGTTTACTGCCGGACAGGAATCTGTGGAGAAAACACAGTTCAACGGACAGCCAAGAGTAATCGACCGTGGGGGTAAATCCAGCGGCGACCAGCCAGTTAGCGATATTCAGAACAGGGTTAACAAAGCGTGGAATATTCCAAACTAATTAAAAACGTAAAAAAGAAATGACACCAGCAGCATTTAATGTCAGTTCAGACTATCTTATATCGACTCTGGACTTGGCGAAACCACTGTGGGCTACAAAATTGTATCAGCCCTACGACCAAATTGACATCAAGGAAATGAACCTTTTGCTTGCGCAATCTCCATCAGAGAGCGTAGGAAACATTACAGGGGTTCACTACGAACTTGACCGCCCAACCACATACTTCCAAGCGGGAGCATTGTTTACGGTTGCGGGTGGACAAAATATTCAAACAGGGCCGCTTGCCGCGTCGCTTGTAAACGCTGACGGCACTTCCGCCGTTCGTGTAGGGGATATTTTGATGGACTCAGTAACGCAGGTAGTTTACCAAGTTGATAGCAAGTCAACGGCAAACCCTCCTGTTGTAACGCTTCGTCCAATCAACACAGCCTCTTATTCAACAGCGATTCCATCAGGACGTAACCTGACCTATATCTCTCGCTCTGAGAAGGAGCGTTCAAGTGCGCCAGATCAGGTTGTACGCGGTACTACTGCATACGCTTGGCAACTCCAAATCATGAGAGATTACCAAGATTTGTCAGGTACAGCAATGAACCTTGAACTCAAGCCAGCGATGCTTGGAGACGGTAAAACTCTGTCAGGATGGAATACTGTACAAACAATGGACACCGAGGCGCGAATTCTTCGCAATATGTTCGGTGGTTATATGTTTGGTCAGGCGACTATCTCAGCGCAAGCTAACTTGTCTATTTCGCTTCAAACCGCACAAGGTTTGGATAAGACTATTCAACAAAGAGGATGGAACTTGAACATTGGTTCAACAGCCCTTTCTGCGGCGAATATGCTTACAGCGACGGCGAACATCAAGGCTCAGGGCGCAGGTGAGTTCTACGAACTCTTGATGCCTAACAAACGCTCAGTAGAGTTTGACGCTATCTATACTGCACAGCAAGCAAACTCTATGAACCCAGCGATGGACAAAGTGTTTGCAGCGCACTTCTTTGGTTCTGCTCAAAACCACGAGCAGCTTCGCGGTGTATACACTTGGAATACAGTGTATGTGAACGGCATCAACTTCGCTAAGAAAGAGTTGAACTTCTTGAATAACCCAACAACGTTTAACGTTGATTCAAGCACATCAAACTTCCAGAACCTCGTTTACTTCATCCCTGTTGGTAGCACGTCTGTTACCTTGGATAACGGTAAAGCGGTTGACTCGAAGTATGTGACTCTTTTGAAGAACACAGGCTACACAGACCGTTGGATGTATATGCGTTCACGCGGTTTGATGAGTCCGGGAGCCAATGACGGTGTTGACCACTACGCGGTTGACTACCTCTGCGATTTCTCGTACCGTTTCGTTATGATGAACGCTTTTGGTAGAATCTACTAAGAGAAGAACTGAAATATAAAAAGGGGCGGTGATAAAAATCCGCCGCCCTTTTTTTAAATTAAAATGAATATTAACTTAAAATTTTTTTAGATGTACGCAGACAGAAACTACGACAAGAAAATGGAACGTGAACCGGAAAAAATGAAAGTATTGAAGGAGCAGTTTCCTTCGTTCTTTGCTGAGAATCCGAAGCCAGTGATTATTCACGTAAACGATGCGTTCATGTTTAAGGTAATGAAGTCAATGCACAAATCGGAGATTGACCCTAACATCTCAAACATGAAGGAGTATTTAGCTCCTCCTCAGCCAGAGGGTGTTCAACTCAGTTATGACATTGTAGGTGAAGATGGCCGTTCACGAAGATATGAGTACGCTATTCAGCCGCCTCAGCCTGTTTTGGGGGACTTGTCGGGTAAGAAAGTTGAGTTTGCTTTTAATTCAGGCAATACTCAAACGCTTCAACACAACAAGTTTCTGAACAACCCTGCCGACCTTGATCTGCTTTATTTCCTTTATTTCTATTGCCCGGAGTTCACCAATGGCGAAAGTCCGAATAAGAAAGAGAACGGGAAATATTCGTTTTATATTGAGGAGAAGGCACAAGCTAAACAGGCTTCATCTATTAAGAGTGACGCTATGCTTGCTCAAGAGCTTTCTGCCTTTAGCGGTTCAGACCTTGCGAGAATACTCACAGGGTTACACCTTCGTGTATCCAATAACTCTGACACAGACTTTAACACGCTGTTCTATTACTTGAAGTCTGCCGACGAGGATCAGAAAGCGATTTACAATGACTTGAAAACAGGATTAAAAAAATCTGTAAATAAGCCATCTGACTTAGGTGAAAGCGGTCTTATCTTAGCGGAGGAGATTCAGAAATGGATTGACGGCGAGAAGATTAAGATTGTAAATCCTGAGCAGGTAAACGATGACTTTCCGAAAGCTGGATGGTATCAGAAGCCAGTTGACGGAGAGGGCGATCCTACCGTATATAACAAGACGATTTTCTACAAATTTGTAGAGGGAGTATCCGACCAGAGAATTGCCCTTGAGGATCATTTGTCAATAAATACAGAATTACTGAAAAAGTTACGTTCACGTTGGAAATAAGATAAGAAAATGGTACAAACAACCCAGCATATACATTTTGATTACGATAACAACCGTTACCGTGTAGAATTAGATACAGACATCTTAGCGGAATATGGTATCGACGTTACGGCGTATGGAGGAAAATTGTTTGGAACCATTTATTTCAACGGGTCGATCAATCAACAGCACATTACTGCTATTGATCCACTTATAGACCTTGAATCTGGGGCGGTTGTATCTTCGTGGTACAACCTCCCTACTGATTCCGCAGGAAACATTGTGAATGGGACATGGACTGGAAGCGTGTCTTTTCATTTAGAAGCTACGGGGCTTGATATTTCTACAATCGTGGCTCCCGACACCATCAACATGGATGGTTACGGCGAGTTGGCGGATTTCTTTCTGGCGGGGGATCAGGTGACAATACCGACAGGGCCAAACGCAGGAACAAAGACCATCACCTCTGTAACGGGGGATGTATCTTTAGATTTAGAAATAATTGTAAGCAATACTCTTACCGATGAGAGTCCGACGGGAGCGACAATCTCTTTTGATGTAACCCATGATAGCGGAACTCTAACCCATACGTATAGAGGGTGTACGCTCGTGACTCTTGATCCGATGGCTTCGTTTGATTGTGATTCTACGACATACGGAACGTTCACAGGGTACGACAATACGAATTACGGTGAGCAGACGCTTGTAACTACTACGCTTCGCATTATTCATCCGTCTTGGACGATTATACCTTATTCAACATCGGATTCTGTTACAACTCAGGATTCTCCGATTTCAAAGACGCTAACACAGTTATATACTGGTGAGTGGTATGTTAGGTTGACATCGAGTATTGAGTACACTCAAACCGACGGGGCCGTAATATCATATACTCTTACAAAGACAATTTCTGAGCAGGTTACTTGCGCGGGAACTCTTTGTGGAATGACTGCTTGTATAAAGAATCTTTTAACTAATGTTGTAGCAGATATTAATAAAACGGGTGTTTCAGCAAATTTAGGAAACCTACTCATTGTTCTCACTAATTACGATCTTGCAAAAGAGTATTTGAGGTGCGGGAACATGGCAGATTACAGAACGGCGCTTGCCGCTATTTCTGCTGCGCTTTCTGATTCTGATTGCGACTGTAACTGTTGTGATGATACGGTTCTTATTAGAATTGAGAACGTAGATGCTGATACGGCCACGGCGATAACAGACTTGGAACTTGCTGTATCGAAGTGCTACAAGATTTACAACGGAGTGCCTGATGAGTCTATGACTGAGGAGGCGGGTTATCCGATAGGCGTTGTGCTTCAAAACTATAACACAGGAGTAGAGTATCAGCATACATCGGATGATGTTTCTGGCGACGCTGTTTGGACTGTTTACGACAATGATACGAAGGTTATTAAACTTCTGGCCACACAAAGTGGAACATCTGCTCCAACATTTACCGTATTGAGAAACGATACAGACGAAACACCTACTGGCGGTTACACGGCAACAGGGATATATACCCTTACAATGACGGGTCAATTCACGGCGAGTAAGACTCTTATTTTGGCGGGGAACAACTATATTGCTTCTCTTGGAACGTTTAACGCTGTTCGTACTGACACGGATACTATAACCATGACTACAACTTCATCGGGAGCGGCGGCAAACGGGGTGCTTTCTGAAACAACGTTAATCATAGAGATTTCTAAACTGTAATGGCAAACGAATTCCGAAATAACGGTGATATTCTCAATTATGTAAACTACGTACTTGGGAAAGACCTTATGGGAAAATATATCTCACCGGAGGAATACACCCTTCTTGCCAACGAAATTCAGGTAGAGTATTTTAATGACGAGGTTAATCTTTTTGAGGTAAATAGGGAAGTGTCTTCTAACCTTATTCCATTTACAAAGACTGCGGGGGATGATGTCAATCCTCCATTATATCCTAATAGTTATGGCAAGGTAGAATTTCCTGACGATTGCGCGTATCCTGCGAGGGCAAATTACCTTCAATGGTTAAACGTTGGGTGTTCGTCTACGGCGAAGTACAAACAGATCATATTCACTCCGCAGGACTTTTTCGGCGGGGCCATGAATATGCCGATGATGAATCCCAATGAGAATCCAAAGGAGACTCCTGCGTATGCCGTGATAGAGAGCGGCGCTTTGCTTATCGTTCCAAAACTTACCAATCCTGTATCTCTTACATACCTTCGTATGCCTGAGTCGGTTAATTACGATTATGAGGAGATCGGCGGTGAGCCTGTGTACTTGCCGCCGGGTAGTTTTCATACCGATGGAAGTCCGTCAACTTCAAAAGAATTTGAGTGGCGACCTGATGTTTTACCTATCTTAGCAACCAGAATTTTAGAGAAGGCTGCGATTAATATTCGGTCTTCATTTGTAGTACAAACAAACAAACCACAATAACAAAAATGGCAACTATTACATCATCTATTTCTAATGTAGGCAGACAGTCTGGTGAAGAAAACGCGATAATCACGTTTGTTAACAACACAGTGTGCTATGTTTCCGACACCATCAAGATCAACAACAGATTGAGTGGAGGATTCTTGTCAACTACCGATCCTATTACGATTGTAGGGATTATTAATCCTAACACGGTTGTAGTAACGGGGTTGTCTGAGGAAGACGCGAGTGATTTTGTGATCACAGACGACGAAATTGGCGCAAACGCGGTAATTACAGTAGCTTATCCACAGGGTACAGTATCTTAATCCAATAGCCTGTGCTAACCAAGATCGACTGCTGCAATATTATTCAGATCGAATTGGCGTCGGGTAAGGTGAGTGCTGACTTATGGCAAAAGTATCCGATACCAGTCATATCACGTATTTTAAACGTGGTGCTGGACGAGATTTGCATGAAAAATCCGGCGGTGCGGAACGCTATGGCTATTCCGAGGGAACTCACGTATGCTCTAAGCGGTAATTATTACGTTGCTTCACTGAGTCCAATGCCGCTGTCTGGCGTGTATGGATTTGCGTATATATACGACGACAAGGTTAAACAATACTCATTAAGAACTCCATCACTTAACGGTGTTCTTGCTGTTCTTAACCCTTCGGGTGGAGATTTTGCTGTTCTTGAGTTAAATAATAGACTCAAGTTTAGTCAAAAACCTGTTGGGACATTGATTGCTTCGTATATCCCTAATGTTCAAGAGATGGAGGATAGCGACTTGCTTCTGCTTCCGGGTTCTGAGTCTTACTTGATTCAGGCTACGTTGAATATTTTCAGAAGCAGGAAGGATCAGGTTCAAGAGATACTTAACGATTCAAAGGTTGACGCCGGATGACGATAATACCTGTAAAAACTATCAAGTGGGTTGCGGCCAATGCCTTGTTCAACATTTATGACGGGGCTGCTCCGCCGCACGAACTTGCGAAGATGGAGCAGATCGGTATAGATTGGATGACTAATGTAGCGCCTCACCAGAACTACGGTAGGGTAATTAGTAGATGGTGGAATCTTGAGGAAACCCAAGGTGTTGTACAGGTTCCTCCGCAGGTTGTTCGTGTATTAAGAGTTGGGGTTAAGGTAGGAAACCACACTTATTCTTTGAGTGTTGACCCTAACCTTGCTTTACCTGATTCAATTGAGTTTGATTGTGATCCGTTTAATGATACTGACAACCCTTTATTTTACCCGATAGCGTCGGGTTTTCCTCCTTTTCGTTCAAGCATACCGTACAATACAAATTATTACAGGTATGTTGACGGCAGGATCGTTTTTAATCCACCGCCCACTAACGGAAGGTTGTATATGGAGTGGCTTGAGGCTGCGGGTCATGATGGCGACGCGGTTGTACACGCGGGGTATGTTAATTCGCTGAGGCTTTATATGATGGCCCGTTATTACGAGATGAAGATGGGCGGGGCCGCAGACATGAATACGAATGCTTTTTCGAGATATGAGCGTCTTGTCATGAAGTACGACAATGATTATTGGGAAGACTTTAGAATGGCAAAGACAACAGTCAAATGCCCGAAGATAGACGATATTTTAGACACTGTAAGAGGTTGGGGATAAAACTATGTACGAACACGAGATCATACCTGCATACGGCGCGAACTCTGACGACGACCCAAGGAGTTTTCCTCAAGGGTGGTACAGAGAGTTGTGGTATGCCCGTTTGGGGGAGAATGTCAAACATGGTTTCTGTATAGTTACTGCGCAAGGCGATGTTCTTGTGGTTGAGAATGAGGATTTAGAGACGGTCGATGAGGTCATCGGTGCGATTGGATGGGTGGAAGGGAATTCGGTGATGTATCTTGTTTACAAATATTCCGGTATTCATGAGATTTGGAGATACTATGTACAGATAGAGACCCATGTACTTATTAGCGCTGATCCGATATATAATTTCCAGAGAGGGAAGAAGATTAACCATATTGTAGTTGGTTTAAACAGTTTGATGGGGTGGGCTGACGCTTATGGTGATGCTTATGATTACGATGGAATTACTGGTGTGCCTGAGTTTAATGAGCCGTTTCTTATAGATATTGACAAGATGGAAGCAGGGGACTACCCTTCTCCGCTTACTTTGCAGGACGTACAGTTTATTAAGTGGCCGTTTTGGTCAGGCCCAACGGTAGAGTATTTTACCGACTTGACCAAGGGAGACAATAAGCTAAGGTCAAAACTTTTGAGGTTTAGAGCTACTCCGATTTATTTTAATAATCAGGAGGCGGCTTATTCGGGTTATTCGAGACTTGTTACTCCGAGTTTGTCTGAACTTGTATCGGGAACTAATGTAGCGAGTTCACAACAGGACAATGGACTTCATATAACCGTTGAGACGGGGCCAGCCACGGTAAGGAAGATCAATGTAGCGGTATCTATTAATGGTTCTCAATTTGGGGTTTTTGAGCAGATTGATAAGGATATTTTAGGTCTTGCTGACAACACGACTTATACTTTTGACTATTACGGAAATTCAGCGGCCATAAGCCTTCCTCTTAATTTAAGGAACCAAGATTTTGTTCCTAAGATTGCCAACACAATGGTTTTGCTTCCTAACAAAGAGATTGCTTTTGTTGGATATAGGGAGGGGTGGGATCAGGAGGTTATGGATGTTAGTATAGAACCTGTCTACAACGAGAGATTGTGGCTTCCGCGTAACTATGCAATGGAGGGGGATTTTAACTCTACTCCAAATAACTTTAGGTTTTTTGTAGATTGGGAAACCTCGTTTTTTCAATTTCAAGCGGGGCAGCAATACAGTTTTACGGATATTAATGGTGTTCCAAGATATTACACTGTTACTCAGGAGGATATTGATATTGCTTTGCAGCAAACATTACCGGAAGATCAGGCTTTATACATCATGCAGGTGATGGGTGATGATTTTTGCGATCAGATGGGTATATCAGTAGGAACAGCAACATTGTCTGGCGGTTCTGTTTTACTTTATTCTGCGACGTGGCCTAATGGTGGTTCTTTATATACTTTTTTAGTCCCTGTTACGCGCAGAACAATGGCCGAGGAGGATCATATTAAGGGTGCGAGGTATGATTACGGAATTCAGTATTACGACGGCGCGGGTCGGGCGTTTGGTGTATGGACAAGTGCAGACCTTCAAATGTATGTTCCATTCCCTTCTGAGGCTGATGCGGCTACGGGCAGGGCCGGATTTACAGACGTAAACAATCCGTATGTTATCGAGGCTCAAATAACGATTAATCACATACCTCCTATTGACGCATCATATTACAGGATCGTTAGGAGACAATCGGTTGATACAGCTTCTTTTAGGGAAGAAACGGTGGTTTCTATTGCTCAGGCAAGCGATGGTCGTATAGGGTTGAGACTTCAAAGTGATCCACTTGTTTCAAATAACTATCAGAACACTTATGAGGGCGCGAGTATAAACTCTCAGATAAACGTAGGAGATAAGTGTAGGTTTTATAGAAAAAGGACAAGCAACGTATCTGACCCTACTCCGTCAGACTCACCGTACCTTGATGCTTATTTTGAACTTGAGGTTATGGGATACGACCAAACTAATCAGGTCATTACTGTTGAAAACCTTGATCCTTCTCTTATAGATTTTGCTTCTGCTTCTGATATTGGTCAAGTTATTCAGATTTACACTCCGCAGCCAACTTACGATACAGATGGAAATCTTTTTGTAGGAAAATGGTTTGAGCTGTCCGAGAAGTATGATATTGGCGACGCGCATACAGACACGAGGTATCATAAGGGGACATTTGGATTAATAGGTGACGTGTCTACGGACGGGAATGTAGGTGATACTCAGGCTTTCACAACTATTGATTTGGGCGATCACGATCCTGATGGAAGAGCGGTTGTTTTTACAAACGATAATGGAGATACAGAAACATTTACTATTACAGCAACGGCTTTCAATGGAGTATCGGAATGGAAAATAAGCATAAATCCGTCTGTATTAGCGTTTGATTTTTCAGCAGCGGCAGGGGGAAGATTTAATATTCAGCAAAATCAAGTGGTTGTAGGCGGTGTTTCGACTACGCCAGCTATTGTTGATTTAGATTGGGGTGATGTTTATATTCGTCAAAGAGTTTCTGATACTGGTTTCTTAGGGACGTCTAACCAAAAAGCATATTCATATTACGAAGATCCGGCTGTCTCGGATTACTACCCATCCAATTGCTATCACTACGGAAGGATTGGAATTGAGAATACCGAAAACAAAGCTACTAGGTATAAGGCCGACACGATGCACTCACAGGTTTATCTTGATCAAACAAGTGTAAACGGGCTATCTGATTTTACCGGACTGCAGAACAGGTTTAAACTCAATGAATCCAACGGCGCTATTCAGCGCATGAAAGCCGTGGAGAAAACACTTCATGTGATTCAAGAGTCCTGTACTACTCCAATTTATAACGGAACGTACAGCGTTGGTGGTGATGGAGAGGTGTCTCAACCAGCATTCAAAAACGAAATATTTGGAGCCAAGGGTAGAGAGGTTCCTTTTGGCACGATTCACCCAAGATCAGTTCAGCTTATCGGTAATGTAGTTTACCTGTATGACTTCAACCGTGCTACATGGGCAAAACTTACAGATGGCGGTCACGGGTCAATAAATCACGGTGATTTTAAGTATTCCACATTTGCGTATAATTTCACCCAACTGATTCAAAACAATGTTGTAGGGAATGAAAAGTTGTTCTCATTTGTAGATGAATTAAACAGCGAATACACCACGATTCTTCAAATAGGAGAAGATTTTTACGGTGTTGTATTCAGGTATGATGTTCAAGGGTGGAGTCATCATGTTGATGGTTTGCCGATGATTTGGGCGGAAAACATGTACAAGTCATTGATATCTACACCTGAAACTGAAATATGGCTACACAACAGCGGGGGTGATAAAAACACATTCTTTGATCAATACTACCCACCATCCATAACGTTCGAAATGAATGATCATCCTGGACTGATAAAAAAGTTTTGCGTTCTAAATTAAAGTATGAGGTTTTTCCGTATCCCAAAGGTGACTCTCAAAGATACGACTCTGGCACTTCTGTCAAAACACAACAACTTTTATTCGTATGAACAATTTTCAATGGCCTACAAATGACTCCAGCAGAATTGGAACACTTCAGAAACTGCGAAGCCCAAGAGTGGATACGCAGGTTCAACCAAAAGAAATTGACGATTGGCTCAAGCAAAGCGTTGCTCTGGTGGCAGGGTGTGTGCGTGGACTTGGAACGAATCAGAGGAAAGTCAGATACTTTGCTTTTGAGGGACAGAATGA